CACTACTATTATCAATAAAAAACAGGTCACACTTGTTAGAGGTGCTATTATTGAGTTAACAGAAAAAGAAGCGGAAGCTAAAATCTATGTTAACAAACTTGAAAGGGTAGATTACACTGCAAGTACTGATAAAAACTCTGATTTAATCAATACGCTTAAAGCTGAATTAGAAGAAGCTAAAGCCGATAATGAAGTGCTTAAAGCTGAATTAGAAGAAGCTAAAGCCGATAATGAAGGGCTTAAAGCTGAATTAGAAGAAGTTAAAGCCGAGGTTAAAGCTAAAGCCGAGGTTAAAGCAAAAGTTAAAGGTTAGTATAAATGGCAAACCGTACCGATGATACAGAGGTCCAAAAAATAATAACACTTAATGTGTTAACAGACACCACTAGTTTCATCGATACGGCTAACCTACTTGTTAACGAGAACTTAGGGACATATGTGCTATCAGATGCACGCTTGACGGAAATTGAAAAATACTTAGCTGCACATTTGGTAGCCCTACACCCGGATGAAAGACAATTAACAGAACAAAAAATAGGCGAAGCAACGGATAAATACACCGGCGCATTTGGTAAACAGTTAGACGCTACGCAATACGGGCAGATGGTCATGTTATTAGATACGACAGGAACATTTAGAGGGTATAGCAATAAGATAACAACTATTCAGACAATAACCGTTGATAATGGCTAAATATCATCAAACGTTAACGTATTGGGCACCTTCCACACTTAATGTGTATGGTGAACAATCTTTTTTAGCACCCGTAACAATCCCTGGACGTTTTGAGGAAAAAACAGAAATGTTTATTGATAAAGCTACCGGAAAAGAACAGATGTCACGATCAGTTGCTTATATTAAACAGGATGTGGTAGAGAACGGCTTTTTGTTTTTGGGTACATCCTCACAAGTAAACCCTAAAAATGAAACTAAAACATTTCTAATTAGACGTTTTGATAAGATACCCAACGTGAAGGGCAATAGGTATATACGGAAGATATGGCTCTAAAACCGAAAGGCAACGATAAAGTTTTAAAAAATTTAAACACTTGGATTCGTAACCAAAGGGGGTTAACAGTGCAAGGGATTGCAGATGCTTTATCTTTAATACAACGTAAAGCGATACGAAAAACACCGGTTGATACAGGTAATTTGAGAGGTAGTTTTTACAGGGAAACGGGTAAAATCGGGACACGTCCAGTAGGTGAAATAGGTAATAATGCGGAATACGCTATCTATGTACATGAAAACTTAGAAAATCACCATCCTAAAGGGGAAGCGAAATTTTTAGAAAATGCAATTATTGAGAACATACCAGATATAACACGGATTATAACATCAAGGTTAAAGGTATAACATGGCTCAAAATAACATAGGTAAGGATATTAGAGAGGTATTAGTTGCGGATGGTGTAACAACACCTATTTATATTGCAAGTGAACCAAGCACACCAGATGCGGTTATCACATTATATAATACAGGTGGTGAGGCACCTAACCCAAAATGGTTACTTGATTTCACAGGTTTACAAGCGAGGTCACGAGCTAACGATTACGAGACAGCATATGACAATCTGCAAGAGGTTTTTGACTTACTTCTAGGCCGTCCCGCTTTCACACAAAATACAACACGTTATACCGGTATTCTAGCCTCGTCTGGCATTATGGAGATAGGGCGAGACGACAATGAAAGACGTATTTTGGTATGCAATTTTAGGTTAATTGTAGAGCCAGCACTGAGTACACAACATAGAAAAAGTTTATAGTGTTGACAACTAAAGGGGAAAGGGGTATAATATTAGTATCTTATAGAGAGGAGAGATAAATGCATAAAGAAAAAATAATAAGCCTGACTAAGGGTTTCAGTCATGAAAAAAATTTAAAGTTAGCGATATATAGTGCCGAATTGGTTTTAGTTATTTTTGAGGGGAAATACCCTCACGATGACAGTCCCAGAAAAGCGATTGAGGCTGCGAAGAAATGTTTAGAGAGTGACACAAAAGAAAATAGATTAGCTGCTGCTGATGCTAGGGCTGCGGCTACTGATGCTGCTGCTAATACTGCTATTGCTGCTTCTTTTGCTGCTATTGCTGCTTCTTGTGCTGCTGATGCTGCTGTTGATACTGCTGATGATGATACTGCTTCTTATGCTGCTTCTTTTGCTGCTGATGCTGATGCTGAAATAACTCAAAAAATCATTGATTACACCACTAGACTATCGGAGGAGAAATGAATAAAGAAAAAATAATAAGCATGACTAAGGGTTTCAGTCATGAAAAAAATTTAAAATAAAGGAGAGAGAAAATATGTTAATACTTAGAGAATACGAGATAAGGCTTATTTTTCAAGACAATGGACTTGATACTTACTATTACACTAAACATAATAAATTTGAGGTGGGGGTCACATATAACGATAGATATATAGCAACTGAATTAACTGATGTTTTGGGTGTAGCCAATTTAATTGATGTACATGCCTTTGAGTTAAGTAATATCGAGAAATGTAAGTTTAAAATAGAGATATGGGCTACAGATTGGGAAACGGACAAGCAAGGTACAATACTTGATCTTATTCAAGACCGCCTAGAAAAAACTGTATTCTCTAATATTAGATTTAAACTAGATGTTACCGATAGTAAGGGTACTAAGGTATTAGCAATCGATTAAAAAACTACTTGTATTTTTACTTAGTGTGATATATTCTGTATATATTAATATACAGGAGGCAGTTTAAACATGTCAGGTAAAGCAGGTTACAATTATACCGTTAGTGTATCTACTTCACAATCAGGCACTTATAACGAGATACCAAGTTCAAACGGTACTTTTAATAGAACAGCGGACGTTTTAGATGTTACAGATACAACAAATGTAGGATACCACACACGATTGTTGAATCTATTAGATTCAGCGTGTAGCGTTAGTGCTAACTGGGATGCCACAAACACCGCTTTACTAGCTGTTGAATCAGCATTCGAGAACAGCACGACATTATGGGTGAAAGTGTTACCAGATGGTGTTGCTGGAAACGGTAAAAAGTTCCCTGTTGTGGTTGAAAACTACTCTATCCCTTTAGACGTAACAAGTTCATCAAAGGTGGATGTGTCTTTTCAGGGAGCAGGTGCGGTTATCGCTGATGACGCCTAAAAATGAGTGCACCAGGTTATCAAATAAGTATTAAAAAATCAGGGTTAAGCACATCTTTTACCGGGGAAGCATGTAGTAATACAACTGGGAACAAGTATCAGATAGACGATAATAATAAACGTGTTTTTGATCGTGACGTTTCACCTACATTTTACGCTAACGGAGTAGCGATACTTACCGCAGATATTGAAAGTATTGATTATCTGTACGGAAAAGTAACTTTTACTGGTGCTGAAACAGAGCCTATTACAGTCGATGGTGCCTATATGCCTATGGTTGAGGTAGCCGGATGTAAAGAGGGTACATTGAATAGAACATCAGCTATTCATGATTATACTGATACGTCGAATGTGGGCTACCATACCAAGATGACCGGTTTACATGATGTTACTATAACAGTAGGGCGTTTTGACGATATCAGTCACGCTTTTACTGATCTTATAGTAAACCGTAACCCCGTTGTGATTGAATTTAGTCCAGCACCTACTAAATCATATAGAGGTTGGTTTATATGTGAAACCAGTGGACAAAACCTTGATTTAAATGCTTTAATAGACGAGTCGTTATCTTTCCAGTTATCAGGTAACGATGAATTAGGAAAGACCTTTAGTCGGTCAGACCAATAAAAATTAGTTAGAGAGGAGATATAGAGATGAAAAAATCATTAAAAGACAAAATACGTGCGGCCACAGTAGGTAAGTGTAAGACATTTAAAAGTGAAATTGTTAGTTTTGAGGGTGTAAATATTGAAGTAAGGCAATTAAGTTTAGCTACACGCAGAGATTACATGACGGCGAGTTTAGAAAAGGTTACGGACAGTACAGGAAATGAGACGCAACAAGCGAATTTACTTAAACTACAGGTAAATGCGGTGATTGCTTCATCTTATGTCCCAGGTGAAGACATGTTAGTCTATGATGAAACTGATTACAACAGCATTAAAGATAGTGTTACAGGTGGTTACGCTGATGTCATTTGGGAGGCGGTTCAACGTCTTTCAAACATAACAACCGAAGACGCAAAAAAAAACTAGAGTCCGACCCCGAAAAATACGCTATTTTTGAGATAGCGGAACTGCTAGGGATGCTAGTTGTTGATATTGAAGAACGTATGCCCCCCGATGAGTTAATATACTGGTTTTCGTATTTTCAGCTAAAAAATGCTAGAATAGAAAAAAAGAGGAAAGAGGATAAACAGGAAAACAGAAACGTAGTATCAAAATGAGGCACCGTTAATGGCATTGAATTTAGGACAGATATTTTATCAACTAGGGGTAGACACATCAGGTTTAAATAAAGCTGATAGTAGATTACGCTCCTTTACACGGACTACAAAAAAATCTTTTGGTAGTGTTAATAACGTTGCTAATAAATTAAAAACTACATTAGGGGCATTGATATCAGTAGAGGCGTTGCGCCGTAGTGCGCTAATGGCTGATAATTACGGACTATTGCGAGATAGAGTTACTGCCGTTGTTGGT